CAAGTTCGGGCAAGCTGTGAAGTTTGCCACGGTGGACGCACTGGCGCATGACCCTGTAGTACCACGTACCTCGGCTGCTCAGCTGAGCGCGTTAGGTATGGCTGTCCGTGATACTGCCGACCGTTTACGGCGAGCAGTTGGATGGGCGATCCCTGACCGTGGTGCTGAGGTTCGTGCTCGTGCTGAGGAGGAAGGGACTGTCTACCAGGCCTTCAAAGGCTGGTTCTCTGAGCGTGTAACGCCAAGTGACGGTGGTCCTGACCTCCCCAATCCTGCAAACCTGGTGATTGCTGATCTCCTGAAGAACGAGTTGGATCAAGTACCAATTCGTGAGCTGGTTCGGAGGTACCGGCAAGCTGGCATCAGTCACTAAGCATGGCTGATGAAGCGTTCTACCCTCAACCTTCCAACTTCCTTGACTTTGATCCTGCTCGGTTGATGTAAGCAGGAGTTTGATGTTCTCTTTCCTATGAAGAGATGTACTAGCTGAGTGAATTCACCGAGTGGTGTATACCATCCGAGTGCTAGATTCTTGGCTAGTCCAGACTAGAGGTCGTCTCAGATCCCAGCCGTGAATGTAACACTAGCGGCATAGGAGAGCGGTGCTTAAGACCGAGGCCTTGACCCATCCAGGGGGACGAAAGAAATACTGGCATGTTGATGGGGTCGCAAGCCCCGAGAATGGTAAGAGTAACCTATACTCAAGAGGCTAACCGTGCCCCGACTACATGGTTCGAGTCCATGCAAGGGAGGCCCCCTTGGTCAGGTGACTATAGTGAGCGTAACCCATGCACTCAACATGGGCCACCGCATAGTGTTTCTCTGGCATGAACTGATGCCATTGCTTGCAGCTAAGGTGACGGGGATCATGTGCTTACTAGGATTCAGAACGTAGTCCGAAGCGTATGCAGGTGCGAGTCCTGCTTCTGTGAGTCAGTACCATACGCCGGTGTGAAACCCGAGGGGTGCTAGTAAAAGGTAAGCAACGATAGCGTAACAGCACAGAGGTAAGCCTTGTCTCCAGATCATAGGATCTATACAGGTTCGAGTCCTGTCACCCTACATGGGTGTGGCGGAATGGCATACGCAGAGGCAGAAACCGATAGCGTTGGTAAGCGATGCAGGTTTGAATCCTGCCGTGTTCACCCACGATACGCCGAGAGCTACACACTCGTACATGGCGTAGCCGTAGCCGTTCAGTAGGCTATGTTAAATGCTAACACGTCTGCTGCGCCCACTAGAAGGCAGCATGGGCACTGGTGCGCAACCCTACAGAGCCGAGCAATCGGTATCGGTGCAACTCCGACTAGTGGCAGAGTAGAATGCCGTAGGTGATCCAGTAATATCAACCGTAACACCGTTCATTCACTTAATGTGGAGGTATAACCTATGAGCAGCTATCGTTTGGCGATAGTGAACGGTGTCCTTGTCCGCCAGAAGCGTGCTATGCTGCGCTGGTGGGCTTGGCAATTCAACCGGTCTGAAGAGGATAGGTTGAATACACTGAAGAATAACTTGGTCAAGGCACAAGCAGCAGCCCAGATGCTGGCAGTGCAGATCAAGCAGGAGACTGAGCGAATAGCAGGCCTTAAGAAAAAGGTTCACGAATGGCAGGATGCTGGTGGTCGCACTGGTGGACCGTCATGGCGTGATCGCTGGTCTCGCAGGAAGGAACCTGTGCTTCTTCAGAAGGACATCAACGTGGCCCGTAAGAAGAAAGAGAGAGTCATCGTGCAGCATCCGACCGAAGTTGCACGCCTTGTTGTAGGTCAAACTAAGTACGGTAACAAACCGTAAGGAGGTAAGCGCAGCTATGTTGTTACTATCATTGTTGTTGGAGCCTGACTAATGAGCAGAGTAGTACGCTCATTGTCCACGGTGCATACAAGCTACACGATTGGGCGAACAAAGCCGCTGCGGTTGAACGCAGAGATGGAGGTGTAGTGTGGACATGTATCACATGGTCATTCAGTCGCTGTTAATGTCGATTCCTATGACGATAGCAGCCATCGTTAACTTCATCATCCAGCTTATGCACAAGCGTATTACAGGGAGCGATAGTCCATCAACTGTCGGTGACCCTGTAAAGAACGAACATAAGCACGGCTCCTCGGGTAGCTCAAATGGATAGAGCGATAGTCCAGACTAGTGCAGGTTCGAGTCCTGCCCCGTGTGTAGAGTCCAGCAGTGGGAACTGCATTGCTAACTTGGTGTCTAACACCAAAGGAGAAAAGGATGCTTGGAATAACACCAGCTGAAATGCTGACGTTTGCCAAAGCGATCAGTCTCGTAGCATTAGTATTGTTGTGTGTCGCCGACCCTTGGTGGCTCCGCATCAGTACGTTGTTGCGAAACGTCCCCCATTTCGACCTATGACAATGGGATGACGTAAGTCACCCGTTGGCCCAGAGTGGTGCCAGTGTGCATCACTCAGGGCCAGCCCTTTGTATCGCTTCATAGGGCTCCACATTCTAAACAGTGTGGATGGGTACAAGGATTGGCTCTGAGTGATGTGCATTGGCACTCAACCTAGACCAACCAGAGGGAAGGCTATGACTGTAGCTGAACTCATTCTGCAACTTGGGGCTATGCCCGGTGACGCACACATCAGTGTCATGTTTCCGACTGGCAATGGTGCGTATGATGTCAACATGGTAGAACTTATGGAGCTGCGCGATGGACGTAAGTTCTGCATCATCGAGATCACTGCTGATGCACCCCTCCGTGCAGTATAAAACCAGGGATGTATATAAGTTCAACGTAACACAAGACGTGCTTGACTGCATGTATGCGATGATTGGTTTTCTTCTGGCGCTGGCATATCAGGCCATACTGGTACTTGTGCTAGCCATGTGAGCTAGGGAGGGGCGGCTCATGCTGCCCCCTCTCTTTTTGTGCCCCATATGTGGGGAACTTTCCCCATTATTGGGTGTCTAACTTAGCTGAAGGTTAAGGAGAATTGAAATGATCAGTACTTACCGTGTGATTCAAGTCTATCCGACTTACGATGCTTACTCTGAGGTTGAAACCAGAGAGGCAGCGGAGCTGATGGCAAAGAACATCCTTGAAGGACGCCCAGTGTACGAACTTGAATCGCCTGTGCTTCAGATCGTTGAGGTACTGGCTGATGTTACTTGGGTACCAGAAGGGGCTGAGGTTGTGATCTACAATCGAGCCTACTGGAGTAGAGGATAGCAACATGACCACTGTGTTTGTCCTATCTGACCCGCACTTCTGTTGCCCAGGTGTTATGCACCTACCAGGGCGTAAGCCTTTGTACGGGCACCAGAGTATGGAAGAACACGACGAGATGATGGTTGAGAACTGGCGTGCAGTAGTAAGCAAGCGTGACAAGGTGTACCTGCTAGGCGATGTAGGCAGGGACAAGGCGCACTACTTCACTGGTTCTATCCGACCACGCCTAACGGGATACATCGAGGTGGTTGGAGGTAACCATGATACAGCTGAGATACTACGGCTGTTCGACAAGGTGCATGGTTGCATCAACAAGGTGATCGCAGGGTCACGATGCATAATCACGCACATCCCTATCCACCCCCAAGAAATGTATTGGGAGTACAACATCCATGGTCACATCCATGAGAATGTAGTACGTAAGTTTGCCCACATCCCTGAGTCAGGGCGTGATGGGGAAGCTGACGGGCGCTACATCAACGCTTGTATGGAACACATCGGCTTCACCCCCCAACCCATTGAGGAGCTAGTAACACAGCGCTCTGGTAAGGGGAGCAAGTATGTAGGCCTGTTTGAAGGAGATGAGAATGAGGACTAAAGAGCAAGAGAGAAAGCTAGATGATATGACAGACATCATCTATCAGTGGCTGCTTGATAACCAGGATGATTTCACAGACGGGTACAACTGGTACCTTATGTGTGCTGAAGAGGATGTAGCAGAGCTTCTACAGCTTAGGTGTCGTAACCTAGCCAAGCGTATCTCCCACATGGAGGCAGTTGATGTCGATAATCAAAGACGAGCCCTGTCCCAGGTGCAGGGAGATGGGGCGGGACAAGACGGGCAACCACCTCATAGTATTTGATGATGGTGGTAAGTACTGCAACAGGTGTAAGTATAGAGAGGAGAGGGGAGTGGTCGTAGATGGAAAAAATCCTGAGAAAATTTTCAGCACATACGATGAAGTCAACACCTTCCCCATCTTTAGCATCCCCCATAAAGGTATTGGACGTGAAGCCTGTGCTGCCTATGACGTACGCACCGAGTTCAATGGACAGGGAGAACCCATCCGAACCTGGTATCCTCACCATAATAGTGAAGGACTTACCGGTTATAAGGGCAAGTCAAGAGAGAAGCAATGGGCAGTTGTGGGAAACACTCGTGAAGGGCTGCTCTTTGGACAGCACCACGTCAAGCCTGGAGGAAATCTACTCATTCTTACAGAAGGAGAAGATGATGCTCTTGCTATATGGCAGCAGCTACGTGAAAGTAGTGGCCTTGAAGGATGGGTTCCTTCAGTTGTCTCTATATCACACGGCGCAAGTGGTGCTGCCGGAGATGTCACAAGAAATCTAGAGTTCGTTGACTCCTTTAAGAAGGTAGTCATATGTTTTGATAACGATGAGGCAGGTAAAGATGCAACCAATGCTGTGGCTCAGCTTATCCCAGGCAAAGCGCATGTGGCTAAGCTCGCCCTCAAAGACGCGAATGACATGCTCCTGGCCGGGAGAGGAGAGGAGCTTAAGTGGGACATCCTCAAGCACGCCCGTAAGTACCAACCCGACGGCATCATCAATGGCGCTGACACATGGGAAAGATACAGCGCAGCCAGCACACAGCAATGCTACAGCTACCCGTCTACGTGGATCGAACTTAATAGGATGACATATGGATACAGGCTGGGCTCTCTTGTCACAATCACTTCAGGTACTGGAGTTGGGAAAACGCAGCTCATGCGAGAGCTTAAGTACCACGTCTGGGAATCTACCAACTTGGGAATCGCTGACATATCTCTTGAAGAAGATGTTGGAGATTCCGTCAGTGGTCTCATGTCGCTTAGAATGGGACAGCGACTACATCTACCTGATGTTGAGCGCGAGGGACACCTCGAACGCGCGGCGCACGATGAACTCTTTGCCTCTGGTAGGTTCATGTTCTACGACCACTTCGGAGGGATGGATGACAACAACCTTCTCGGGAAGATTAGATACTTCGCCGCTTGTGGGTGCCAGACAATCTTCCTTGACCACCTCTCTATTGTCATATCTGAGTACGCTGCCGAAGGAAACGAACGAGAGCGAATAGATACTGTCATGACCAAGCTGGCTAAGATAGCCAAGGAGTTGAATGTTGTTATCTTCATTGTTGTCCATCTCAGAAAGGTTGGAGGCGGTGAATCGTTTGAGCAGGGAGCTATCCCTTCACTTGACGACCTACGCGGAAGCGGTACACTCAAGCAACTATCATGGGATGTCATCGCACTATCCCGAAATCAACAGCACCCTGACTACTATTGTAGAAACATTTCGCAACTTACAGTTCTTAAATGTAGGTTTAGTGGACGAACTGGACCAGCTGACTACCTCTCTTTCAACACAGATACGGGACGAATGGTAGGGGTGGCTAAGCCAGCTAACTACGATAAGGAAGTGAAGAGGAATTTCTGATGAGAATTAGAGCACGACACATACACGCAGTGGAAGCACTAGCTGATAACATCATAGGCCTGGCCATTAACTTCTGGGTTAGTCAGCTGTTCCTTGTGCATGTACTGGGTATACCATTCACATACTCACAGAACGCAGCACTATCTGCTGTCATGTTTGTCATAGCGTACATACGCAAGTATACCATTAGACGGTACTCTAACAGAGTTATACAAAAGATCTATGAAGGAAGGGAGTAATGCCAACATATACATACAGGTGTGATAGCTGCGGGTATACCGCTGAGCTAGAGAGAACGATAGATAGGAGAGGGGACAAGGTGTTCGCACCTCACGCACCCAACAAGAAGGGTTGCAAGGGTGTATTCAAGCAGATCATAACCATAACCTCTACACCATTTGAAACACTCAGAGACAGTGGTGTATTTGAAAGACTGGAGAAGTATTAAATGAGTAGGTTCAACGAAGCTCTCCGACGTACCCTGTACTACGAGGGTGGGCTATCTGATGACCCTGCCGACAAGGGTGGTGCCACCTACAAGGGGATATCTCAAAGGTTTCTTGATAGCATAGGGGATACTCGTAACCCAGCTGAGCTGGATGATGAGGATATTGCTGACCTATACGAGGACCACTTCTGGCTAGCAAGCCAGGCTAACTATATACAGAGCGACTTGATTGCATTCAAACTGTTCGACATGTCAGTGAACATGGGTGTATCGCGAGCCGCTAAGATCTTGCAGCAGGCAGTCAATGATGTAGTAGGTACTGCTGCCGTAGTAATGGATGGGAAGGTAGGGCCGCTGACTATTAGCTATATCAACCACGACATCCAAGATTACGTTCTGATTCATGAGGTAAGGATGGTGCAGGACGAGTTCTATAGTGAGCTGGTTGCGAATGACATGAGCCAAGCTAAGTTCACACTAGGCTGGGCACGACGGGCTGCATGGTGAGTAGCTCCAGATCATGGTGCTCTATCTGTAAACAAGAGGGTGGTGCCCTGTGCACTGAACCCGTGTGTGAGTTCCGAGCCTATACATTACCGGAGAAGAGGGTGATAACAGTTAAACGAAAGGTTAAAGAGTGGGCTGTTGAGATCCGCATGACCGTGCTTAAGTACGTGGATGCTAACACAGCAGAGGAAGCGTTCGATGCTGCACTAGAAGATACGAACTTTGTTCGTGTACTAGAGCGAGAGATTCTTAACGTAGAGGATGTATCTAAATGAACAAGAACCATATCATTCGTGAGTTGAAAGATTTTGTTAAAGCAATGGGTAAGGCACTGCCTCGCTTGGCTACCTGGAACCCGCTCAAGCTGGCACATGCTTGGGTTAACGTGCTTACTGAATCAGTACGCGCATTGCCGTATACCATAGTGCACGTAGGCTTGGTAGTAGCTGTAGTATGGGCAGGGTTTGAAGCATACGAACACTTCAGCGAACTGGCTTGGCACTTCAAACACCTCCAAGCGGGTGAAGCACACGTGTTTATCCTCCGATGATTAACACATACGATGCACAAGAAATAGCTACAGCTATCGCTGACATCTACCGGACTAAGCTGGCTCAACGCAGGGTAGATGTTACCGGCGATGAGCTGGATGCAGTAAGGAACTTCGTCTATAGTCAGTTGTCTAATAAGGTAGACAACAGCATGATACAATCAACGCAGTACGACCCTCGCCTTAATAAGGTAGTAGATCATGTCAAGAACTAAAGAACTATTTAACTGGGTGTGGCGTGCAATGACCGAGTATGGTATGCTTGACTCACCTCATGATGAGGTTATCGCTTTCGCTACTGGCCTTAGGGACGGTGAAGAAGAGGTAGCTGATTCAAGTAACAACCCATACTCTCGTTCTGATCTTAACGGCTTCTACAAACAGGGCTTTAAGCATGGCTCAGAAGGAGTAGATGGGCATGGCTATAAAATTTGATGGATTCAACGATAGCCGATTCGGTAGGGCAACCAGTTCTGGCGGGCAGTTCAGCGAGAGCCTGTCTTCCTTCTACCGTAAGTGGTTCATCCAAGGTCAAGCAGACTATCGGGCAGGCAATGCCATGCCGGGTGAATGCGAGTTTGACGAGGCCTCTATTGAGGCATGGAACATGGGCTGGCAATGTGACGCCGCAGTAGAGGAGAGGGGTCTTAAGTTATCTGATCTTGGGGTTATCACACCTCCACCGTCTGCCTTAGAGATGGCAGTAGGACAGGTATCATATGATACTGATATTTGATATCGAAGCTAACGGGCTAAGGGATGACGCCACTCAAGTGTGGTGCATAGCAGCGCGTGACGTTCAGACCTACCAGTCTTATACGTTCGACCCTACTTGCATCGCACAAGGCGTAGACTTCCTTGGTACAGCAGCTGCACTGGTAGGTCATAACATAATCAACTATGACCTACCTCTACTGGAGAGATTGTATGGCTTCAAATTCAAAGGGAAAGTATTCGATACTCTTATCCGATCTAGGCTACTTCAGTCTGATCGCCCTCGCCCTGCTGGTACCAATGCTGGTACTCACAGCCTAGAGGCGTGGGGCTACCGAGTAGGTAGAGGTAAGCCTGAGCACACTGACTGGACACAGTACTCACCAGAGATGCTACACCGCTGTGTAGAAGACGTGATGATTACTGAGCTGGTCATGCAAGCCCTTGATCGAGAGGATCTTGGTAACAAGATTAACTGGACAGAATCATTTGAACTTGAGCAAGACATTGCTCGTATCATGACTGAGCAAGAGATACTAGGAGTACCGTTCGATGTCGCTAAGGCTAAAGATCTACTGGACCTCATTTCAATTGAGGTTGATTCTATTGATTCTACCATTGTTCCGTTACTCCCAGCTGTACCTCTCCCAGCGAGCAAGCAAGCTACGTGGCCGAAGTCTCAGTTTAAGAAAGATGGAACACCTAGCGCAGCGGCGCTGCGTTATTACGGACCTGGATTTGTCACGTACCGTACTGACTTAATAGTCAAGACCGAGCCGATCAACCTTGGATCGGAGAAGCAGGTCAAAGAATATCTAATGTCCATAGGATGGGTTCCTACTGAATGGAACTATAAGAAGGGTAGTAATGGAAAGCCCATACGAGATGAGTATGGCAACAAGGTAAAGACATCACCTAAGCTCACCTTAGAATCTCTTGAGTCATGCCGCTGGCCGGAAGGACAAGAGGAGTTCGGGGATAAGGTAGTGCGTAGGTTGATGCTTGCACACCGGCGTGGTATGCTTGAGGGGTTTCTTAGGGACGTGCGTCCTGATGGAAGGATCTCAGCTGAGACCGTGCCGATGGGTACACCAACGGGTAGAATGACTCACCGAAAAGTAGTCAATGTCCCAGGTGTACACTCCCCATTCGGTACTGAACTTAGGGGTTTGTTCGGTCACGACCAGGGAACTATAAGAGCCGGAGTAGATCTGATATCATGTCAGCTACGAGGCCTGTGCAATGAGATGGGGGATGAGGAATTCCAACGGCAGGTAGTAGAGGGCGATGTCCACTCCTACGTTGCTGAGTTGGCTAACCTTGAGACCAGGCAACAAGGTAAGAAGCTAGTGTATACCACGCTGTTCGGCGCGGGTATAAACAAAATAGCTGCGGACCTAGGTGTCACGTTGGATGAAGCCAAGCGTATACAAGAAGCTTTCTTCAAGAACCTTCCTAAACTAAAACTATTACTAGATAGGTTGAAGGGGGAGTGGAAGAATAGTGGTTACCTTAAAGGCTATGATGGACGTGCTATCTGGGTTCGCGCCGAACACATGCTACTTGTGTACAAGATGCAGAACCTTGAATCAACAGTAATGAAATACTTCCTTAGAGAAGTTCATAAGTCAGGCATCTCACAACAAGTAACTGTTAACCATGACGAAGGTCAGTTCCTGATAAAGGAAGGAAGGGAAGATGAGTTCACAAGTGTGGCAAAGGAAGCGATTGCTAATACCAACAGCCACTTCAAGCTTATATGCCCGCAAGATATCGACATCAAGTTCGGATACAACTGGGCGGAGTGCCATTGATATGAAGAATGAACTATACCCTGACGTGATGCTAGACATCGAATCGTTTGGCACAGGCAGTGATGCTATCGTCGTCAGTATAGGGGCAGTACGATTTCGCCTTGACACAGAGGATGACTTCGATACTATCAAAGAGGAAGAGCGTAGCTTCTACGCTGTACTAGACACAGAGGAGCAGGAAGCAGATGGGCGCAAGTCGGACCCTGCAACGATGGATTGGTGGAATGAACAGAGCGCTGAAGCGCGCGACGTACTCAGACAGCCCGTTGAGGACACTACTGACGCACTTAACAGATTTGTTAGGTTCTGCCGTGGTTGTACTCGTATATGGGGTAACGGTAACATGTTTGACAATGCTATTGTTAGAGATATTTGCACCGATTACGGAGTAGAATACCCAGTCAAGTACTGGTCGGACCTAGATGTACGGACACTAACGTACCTATGGAACAAACTGACAGGTTGGACACTCAAAGGTAAGAGGCCCGACTTGAAGGTGGGTGATGCACACAACGCATTAGATGACGCAAGATCACAAGTACTACAAGTACAACGAATGTTCAAAGAATTAAGAGGAACTAAATATGGCGCTTAATCCGCAAGATAAAAGTGGTGGCTCGAAGATCGGCATACCGGCTGAGGGTACTATCCCCGCACGCCTTGCACGTATCGTAGAGCTGGGTGAGCATGATGGTAAGTTCGGTGTGAAGGACCAGGTACAACTGTGGTTCTCCCTCCCTACTCGCTTGATAGCTGATGAGGGTGATTACCAGGGCAAGCAGCACATGGTACGCACGCAACGTCTTAGTAAGTCTAGCAATGAAAAAGCTAGCCTGATGAAGTATGTTAACGTGCTGAACCAGCAAGCTACCGGCTTGGGTGAACTGCTCGGCAAGCCGTGCTACCTCACTATCGTGCACAACGAAGTGATGAAGGCAGGTACTAAAGATGTCAGCAAATACGCTAACATCATGGGTGTGATGAGTGTGCCGGAAGGTATGACAGTAGGAGAGCTGGACACTGAAGCATTCTACTTCGACTTCGATGCACCGGATGCAGATGTCTGGACTAAGCATCTGTGGGATGGGATTCGTGAAGTAATTAAATCAGCAGCTAACTATAAAGGCTCCAAGGTAGAGCGTATGGTACTGCAACTGGAGGCAACGAAATGACAACGTATATTCTTACTCGTGAGTATGGTCCTGATCTGAAAGTAACAGTTGATGACGACTGTGAGGTATCATTCTACGCTAGCGGTGATCGCTCGGATGGTGTCGCCTCCTTTGAGAAGGCAACACGCAATGTGCATGTTGATGGACTTGGTGAATACACCACCCGTACACAGGTAGCAGCGTTCGCGCAGGTAACTTCTGTATTCCCGGAAGGCATGACTGTCTTGAAGAAAGAATACAACTTCGAGAAAGAACTTGCTGTATCAGTAGATCGTTCAGCAGAGCGAGAAACAGTCTGGACTCCTTTGGAATAACATGAAGATCCCTGCGACATTCAAGGCAGTCAATAGACTGTGGATTGTTAAACGCATGGGTGCTAAGCGAGCAGCTAAACTAAATGCTCTGTGCTCATATACTAAGCACACCATTTATCTAGCAGACCAGGAAGATCGAGCAGACATGGAGCACTCGTTTATACACGAGTGTCTCCACGTCCTTGAGCACACCCTTGGTGTGAAGCTAGATCATGACCAGCTAGATGCTGCTGCTGGTATAGTACACCAGATGATTGAGTCAGCAGAAGGAGAGTACAATGGCAAGGTGTGATAGCTACCACTACGCTATTAAGGAAGAGGATGAGGAGCTGATAGCTGCGCTGTATCTAGCGGGGCTACCGGGTAGGGAGATAGCAGATAAGTTTGAGACTCATCACAAGGCTATCTACCGTACACTTGAAAGGTTGGGTATTAAACGACGAACGAGGTGGCATGATGTTAGCGCTGATTGATGCGGATATGCCAGCCAATGAGCTTGGGGGTATATCAGATGAGAATGGGGTACTACTTCCGTGGGAAGATATCAAGCCGCTTGCTAAAGGCCGCTTCGTATCTATTCTCATTAAGTCGGAGGCTGGAGGGTTCAGAGCTTTTCTTTCTCGGTCCCACAACTTTCGATATGATATCGCTACCATCCTTGGATACAAAGCCAATCGAGATCCTGCTAAGCGACCTCACTATGCAAGACAGATCAAGGAATACTATCATGCTACATTTGGAGCCGAGTGGTGTGAAGGGTATGAAGCTGATGACGGTATGGCAATGGAGCAGTGGGGAGACTGGCTTGCGCTTGCGAAGCTCTCTAACTACGACGAGGAGTACATCAAGTCACATGCTGCGACGGTTATCTGTAGCCGTGATAAAGACCTTAACACTGTTCCGGGTTGGCATTTCGCGTGGACTCTTAAGCGTGAAGCAGAGAAAAGAGAAGCGCTCGGAGAAGTACACGTAGAGAAGCCACCCTATTATATTACCCTTGTAGAAGCTATCCGTAACTTCTATCGGCAACTCCTAACAGGAGACCCAGTAGATAATATCAAAGGGTTGTATAACATCGGACCTAAGTCCGCGTGGGTTAAGCAGCTAGAGGATATGCACGACGAGCCTACTATGTATGAGCACGTCAAGGACAAGTACGAAAAGTACTATGGTAACTGGTGGTACAAGGCATTGACCGAGACCGCTCAGTTGCTACACATGTGGCGTAAGCCCAACGATAAGTGGCTGCCTCCTAGTGAAAGGGACAATGACTATTACTAAGATGACTGTCGATGAGAAGAACGATCTGTGGCCCCACGCTCAGGTTACTGACGACGATGAGGTACAGATAAGGCACCGGTGTAGGGCATGTGATAAGTCAAACATAATGCCCTTAGTAACCATAGCTAAGTTAGTCTCACGAGGACAGTATCACGGGTATTGCTATCAATGCAATATCAAACTAAATATAATTAACTGATGTACAAATCTAAGCTTGAGAGAACAAATGGTAAGCTCCTCGAAGACAACGGTATCACGTTCTTCTATGAACCGAAAGAAGGCACAATCGAGTGGCTCCTCCCAGCCTCGGTCCACACGTACACGCCGGACTTCTACATCCCGAGGAAGGATGGAAGCTGGCTCGTCGTCGAGACCAAAGGCATTTGGGAATACAGTGACAGGTGTAAGCACGCTTGGGTCAAGCGACAGTATCCCGGCCTGGATCTCCGGTTCGTTTTCACAAACAGCCGTACAAGAACTAGCAAGGGTGCAAAGCAAACTTACGCAGACATTTGCGAAGGCCGAGGTAGAGGAATCTTCAACGGCTTAACATGGCGGTACGCTGATAAGCGCATACCAGAGGAATGGTTAAATGAATGACATGGTACGAGTTACCCGCGACGACTTAGAGCGTATGCGAGATTTGATCGAAGGTGTACTAACTAACAGCCTCGATCACGATTATCTAATTGATGTATTGGAGATTTTGAATGACAACCTCGAAGGTGAAGACGCGCACTCGGCGCAATCCGAAGACGCTTTGGCTGACGACAATTACGGAGAAGTATAATGGACGAAGTAAACAGTGGACCCGCGTTGCTTGAAGATCAGTCTATCGTAGACGATTTCTGGAGCATCTATAACGAGTTCGGTATCCTCCACGCTGTAGCTTATATGGACATCACCACTGGTGGTGACGTAGTAGAGCTAGAGTCTCACATCCCTGCCCTTATGAACAGCGCAGAGAAGCACGGGGTAAGCCTGATTGAGTTCGTTAAAGAGTGGGATGAGCATATGGAGAAGTCCAGTGAAGAGCCTACCCCAGAAGTCTGTGAAGTCTGAGAGTGACCCCAGTGGTATACCTCAGCATACAAGAGGTGCGAAGCTTGATGCAGGAAAACTTGCCATCTATTCGATGGTCATTAAGTATTTCTCCCCTGCACTTCGAGCCGTCGGATGGCTGTCCAACACAGGTGCGAACAAGTACACCTACGGTGGATGGTCTGCTGTCGAGAATGCAGAAGAGCGCTATCTCGAAGCACAAGTTCGACACATCTTTGATCTAGCTGAGGGCCAAGAGTACGACATGGTGTACGAAGATCCTGATACAGGAACGAAGTACTTCCACCACCACCTAGTCTCCGACGCTTGGAACGCATTAGCTGCCCTTACAAAGGCAATAGAAGCGGGACTAGTAACGGAGTATACTGAGAAAACATAATGGCTAAAGGAAGGCCAATAAAGCACAAGGAGGGAGATTATTGTGAAACATGTGGGGCTGCCCCTAAGAGGTACAAAGGTTATAGTATAGCTGGCACCAAAACATACGGTGCCGAGTGTGACTATTGTCACAAGACATCACACGCCGTGACTAGAAAGACTAGCTGCGAGCTGTGCGGATACTCACCTCTCTTTATTAGATCCCTTGATGTGCACCACAGGGACGGGGACAACACAAACAATGAAGAATACAACCTATGGACACTGTGTGCGACATGCCATAGGGAACTTGAAGCCTCAATCCATGACCTAGGGGATTGGCAAAAGGCAGAGTCATGGCTAAAGAAGTTTATTACTCGCGCATTTAAGTAATAACTTAAGCATAAAAAAAGGCCCCAACCGTGAGGAAGGGGCCTTTTCTTTGCCTTGATTTTTAGTCCAAGGACTTAAGCCAGGAGGAGGAGGATTATGGCTTTTTCTTTGTTGGTGTACGCGGTCGCGTAATCAACTCAGACCCATGTAGGGCTGCTACCAACTCCTTAATATCCATACGAATCTCTTGCAAGAGATCTGACATAGCGTCATGACCCGCTTCAAGTACTGCAACCCTAGTGCCCAGCCTAGCAACCCAGCCAGCCGCAGCTACTGATGTTGATACCGTGTATAGGATTACTCCAAGCATAACGTCGTCTACCTGTAACACTTTAGTAAGCCGTTACTTCGGCCCATGCAACATCAATAACGTACATTGCCGTGCCTGCGATAGGCCACACTGTCCTGTTACGTATTACAATACCTTCGTTAGCTGCCAGCACAATGGGGTACTCACCGTTGGATACGTTGAAGTTCAACGCCAAGCCATTGTCGGTGGAAGCTACAGCTTCTTCTGTTGCTGCTGCCGGGTTAGTACGGTTGCCTCTGACCAGGGACGATTTGAATGCTTGAGCATCCAGCGTCTGTGTACCTGCGGTCAAAGCAGCAGTCGTTGCTACCTGCATCGTATTGACAAGGGAGGTTGCCATAGAAGTACGGACCTTAGCATTGTTACCGGTGAGGGTAACAGCCGTGCCACCAGAGGCGGCAACAGTAAAGGAACGTGCGACTACTGCGTCTACCGAACCATAGTCACTAAGGGTAGCCCCTGTGAATGGTGTCAAGGTAAGAACTTTAACATTCAAACTCTTCAGTACGAGTAGACGAGTTGCGTCTGCCCATCGAAGAGAGAAGATTTGACCACCAGCCGCTAGGCCAGCAGTCAGCGTACCGGTTGGTACTGATACTCGATAGTGCCCGAGAGCACCAGCATCTGTGGGTTTAGCAATGTGGTGCAAACCACTTGCCGGTGCAGCGCCCACATCGGCCTGTAGGCCTACGCTGCCGCCTTCAATTCGTGACATAATCTAATACCATTAGTTAATTAAAATTTCCGCCATACATTCAACCCAATGGCTGTCATGACGGTTGCTTTCATGATGAACCCGAGGTCACCACCATTCTGTAGTACTTCAGCAAGAGCTTTGATACCAACGATAACGCCTTCCAAGAAGGCTGGGTACCCAAACCCTTGTAGCAGGCCACCAAGCATCACTGCATTGATGATGCCAACTACAGATACAGTTACGTACTCATCCTTCCACGAGAACTGGTTCTGTGATGCCAGTATCTGATCGAGATGTTGGTCGTTGACCGTTACTTCCTGTTCACCTGTTTGCTTTGCAGCAGCCAGTTGCCCTTGTATTGCGTCTCTAGCAATCTTTCTTTCTTCTTTTTTCTGGAAGACATCAGCGATTGGTTTAACAATCATACTGAGACCACCACTCAAGAAATCTCCTATAACACTCATATCAGAATCCTACGTAATAGCTGACGTTTACGCGGCCAAGTACCGCTGTGCCTGCTGCTGCTGCTACCACAGTTGTAGCGGTGTTAGCTGCTGAACTCTTGAGTGGCACACCAGGCTGCCAATCTACGTCTACCTGAGTACCGCCCGCAGCCATAGCGTTACCTACTGACCATGCAGGTGATCCTGGGAGGTTAGTGGTAGTATGGATGATGGTAGCCGTACCTGCCAATGCAGCGGTAGCGTTACGCACAATACTGATTGCGGTAATGTAGTGGAACATACCAGTACCGGCTGCCGGTAGTGTAGCCGTTGCTGCTGTGTTTGCCGCTGCTGTAGCGGTTACCCACAACGTAGCCGGTATGGGTCTATTATAGATAATGAAGCCAGCTGCTGTCGAACGTACTGATACAGTCACGTTACCAGATGTATACGCAGATACACGACACCGTACTCGGCGGAAGCCTGTAGTACCAAGGGTATACGTACCAGTCATAGTGGTAGCAGTTACTACCGACGGAGCGTACTGTTCTGCTGTCAGTGTACCAGCCAGTGTCTGTCCTTGTACCCAGATTGGCATAGCAATGTAGTTAGTGCCGTCAATGGTACCTTCCCACACTAGCGTCAATGAGCCTGCGCCAGTAGTGACATAGTAAGTAACTACTGCTGCACCATTCAAATCAAGAACAGTTTCAGCGTTAACAGCAGCAAGAGTAGCAGAGATAGTTCGACCGTCAGTTACAGTCTCACCCGTAGTACCATCAGGTGGTGCTACCTTGAACTCGTTTCCACGAGCATCATATAGAATCGCCATTAAGCGCTCCTCGTATAGTTAATAACCAACGGCCCTGCCACTGGTGTAAGTGAATTTACTTGTAAAGTGAATGACCCTGTTGCAGGGAATGCCATCATGGTCAGGATATCTGTACCATCATTGGCGTTTGTCTGTGTCTCATCTACCCCGGCTGACATCACTATGATCTTGTCTGTGCTAGCTACACCTGCATCAGTTACAACTACTTGCTGTAGTCGTGATGCCGGGTAAGGTAGTGTGACCGTGGCTTGGGTAATAGAGAAGGAACCGCTACCAGCTGTAGCATTGAGGGTAGTACCACTCATGCTTAGGTTGGTGCCTAGTGTAATCTCTTCCTCTGGGCCTACCCCTGCTGCTGATCCCCTGCCGACTAGGCGAGAGATAGCTGATAGGTTAGATCGCTTGGCGAAAGTAACCGTACCTGCTGGTATAGTAGTTGCAAAGGAGCCTGTGCCACTGCCCGTGACATCGCCTGTCAAGGTGATCGTCTGATCGCCTGTGTTGCTGCCCGCAAGGTTCAGCATTGTTTTGGCAGTGGCTGTGCTAAGTTCTTCTGGTACACCAGCGGCAGCGGTATTCCTACCGATGAATGTCTGAGTGTTACGGTTCTCCATCTTAGCGAGGGTAACCGCTTGTGCAGCAATTGTAGTAGCGAAGGAACCAGTACCGCTACCTGTAACGTCAGCGGTTAGTGTGATCGTTTGATCCCCACTATTCGTCCCTGTAAGGTTAAGCAGCGTCTTAGCCTGCGCTACCGTGAGATCTTCAGGAGAACCTGCACCTGCTGTGGTACGGCCCTTGAAGGTAGCAGTCGCTACGTTAAGAAGCTTCGCATTAGTGACAGCCTGAGCTGCAATGGTCGTAGCAAACGATCCAGTACCCGATCCAGTTACATCAGATGTAAGAGTAATCGTCTGGTCACCGGTGTTAGTACCGGTAGAGGTACCGCTACCTGACGGTGCACCAATGGCAGCGGGTGTGATAGTTGCTGTAGATACAGTAGTCAGCCTACCCTTAGCATCGTAGGTGATGACAGGGACTACAGAGGCAGATCCTGTTGGACCACCAGCTACGATAACAGTATCAAGTGTGAGGGTAGTACCTGTACCCCCTACAATTACATCCCCTTTATCTCCGTCAGGACCAAGTCCGTCTGCTCCACCACCAGCAGCAGTCAGAAGGAATACAAACCCGATAACATCGTTGTTAGCAGGCAGTGTACCGCTACTCACGTGCGTGACGGGTACCGTCCACCAACCTACGTTGTCTGTTACTGCACCGCTTACTTGGTACAGTGCAGTGTGGTCAGCGTTACTTGACTGAGAGAAGAAGATTCGGTTGCCAGTCGTAAGGAATGGCATAACCGACGAGACATCGTTGTTCTCTTGGTTGGTATCGTTGAAGTACAGCTCAGTAACACTAGCCGGTGCAACATTGTTCATGCTGAACGCTTTGTTACCGGGGTTAGCAGTAGCAGTGGATGTGTTAAACTTCCAGCTAAACGACAGTGTAGCCACACCAGTACCGCCTGTTGGTGTAGCAGGGTGCCACCTGTTGACATTACCATCATAAGTAAGGACTTGCCCGTCCTGGGCGCTGTCTCCCCCGTACACATCAGAGAGGTGGGATACCAACATACCGCCTATAGCACCCGTATTGGTGCTGGCAGCTTTGAAATCTATCCATGGACCCCACTCTCCAGTGTCCTGCTCAAACCGCAGCTTAGCCCCGCTACGCTCATGCTTAGGCATTGGGCCTATGGGACCAGCCTCGCCCTGTTTGCCGGGCTCTCCGGGGCTTCCAGGTGCCCCTACGGGGCCAGCAGACCCCTTGGCTCCAACAGCACCAGGCGCACCATCCTTCCCGTCCTTGCCTGGGTCTCCTTTCTCACCCTTATCCCCCATCCTACCAGGCGGACCCATAGGCAAAGTGCCTACGACAGCGCTGATAGTATCCTTAAGGTTTACTTTCTCAAGCATGTTAGTAATCCGCTATCCCTGCTTCTCGTGCCATTTCGATATCATCTATGTATTGGTATGCAGTAGACTTGGCTACCTCAAAGATCTTTTCAGGCGGTATGTCTGTTGCATTTTCCAAACTAAGCTGCTGTAGGAACTCAGCATCATAACCAGGCGGGAGTTTTTGTGTCTTCAACCACTCTGTAAATTGCCTAGTTTGATCCTTTTTAATATCAACAGTATCTGTAACAACAGTAGCTTCCTTCTTAACAGCCGCCATTATAGTATCTGTTTTAGTAGGAGCAGCTTCTTCCACCTTCTGCACTAGGGCGGCTACATCACCACGCTGCGCATCCCTAAGCGCTCTGGCTCTGTCGAGAGGGGCGTTCTGGAATGCTTGGATACGCTGTGCCCGTTGATAAGCTCGATCAGCATTCTGGTGTATAGCCAGCATCCTCTCTGCTATACGAACTTCTTCGCTCTTAGGTTTAACCTTCGGCGGGCTTAGTGGCTTCTCTTTCTTTATGGGTAATCCTATCACTTCAAAGATAGGCTCGTTACGCGGGCCTCTGTAACCCACCTCTTCACCAATAGTAACCTCACGAACACCTGGTGCCTTGCGGAGTTTATAACCTTCCCGCTCTAGCGATTGCCAGACTCGGTACGACTCAGGGCTGAGGGTATCATCACTACCGAATCGGTGTTTATCCCTTAGAACCTTACCTATCAACTCCCGATACATGTCCAGGCCTAACCCTCTACCTCTATGCTCTGGTTTTAATTCAGAGTAAGAGATCATAACAAGGTCTTTCTCCTTGTTATAGTCGGTGCTTATACCACCGAAGAAGTTTTTATCTCTACCATCAGAGCCTTCTCTAATTACACTAGCTGTATAGTTTGGGGCTTTTTTAGCAGAAGTACCACCAGGTAGCGGTATGTTGTCTACCTTCAACTCTACAGGAGCGTTGCTTCGTATAACAGCTACAGGTATCTCTCTAATACCAAGGCGCTGCGCAGCTAATACGCGCTTAAGCCCATCTCTGGTTACAGTAGTATAGTCTAGTACTGGGATATTTGTTAACCCATCTTTAACCATCTTAGCAGCTAGCTCATCTATCTCTTTACTAAAACCTGGGTTGGTCTTAGCAAAGTTGGTCATACCAGAACCAGTAGAATACCTGGATATGACATAAGAATCTTGTACAGTATTCTTACTAGGAAAATCTTTAGCTATATCTAGGTAGTCTTCTGGTGACATCTTAAGGACATCAACGCCTAACTCTTTCTTATCTCTATATGCTTGATCTATTAAGGTACGATCATACCCAACATCACCAGTACTCTCACCCCACCACGTCTTCTCGTTGTGACGCTTCATGGCGGTGTAAACATCTGCCCAGTTCTTATCCTTACCTTGGTACAGGGGAATGTTAATCTTAGCACCAGGCTCTAGTCCGTTGTTACGGCGGTAGATATCCAGCTGATTATGCATATCAGCAGTCTCAACCCTATTCAATCCAGGTAGTTCTTTACCTGGCGGGATATTGTGAAACTGTAAGTTCTTTGGGGCGACGCCAGCATAGAGCTTTCGCCCTTCCATAGCGACTTCTTCAGCCTTACGTAGGGAGGGGCTGAGTCTAGCGAGAGACGTGAGTACGCTTATAGCGCCCATTTTAGAAGAAGCTAGCTTTTAGATCTGTTACGTTAGAGTCGGCACTAGTCGTCTGTAGGTGACCAATGACTTGGTCTGCGTAATCAAGGTCTGCCTGATCTGGTTCTCCTTTATTACGACCACCGTGATACAGGGCAATTGCCTTAATTACATCTCCGTTGGTTCTATCTAGGAGTACTTTGAACAAATCAGCAGCGGCATTAGCCGAGTCTTCTGCATCTTTCCTATCTGCAAGACCAAAGTCTTTAGCAGTATCTTTAGTAAACTGGAACAACCCTGTAGCAGACGATCCTTTAGCCTTAGCACTAGGATTAAGAGAAGACTCTGTCATGGCTATCGCTAGCCCTACGTTAGGGTCCAATCCTTTAGCTGCCCAGGTACTCTGAATAGTGGAAATGTGCTGCGCTGCGGAAGTGGATAGGTTATCTGGGAGTTGGAATGTACCCAGCCCAAGGTCTCCGAACTGCGGGCCACGTTGGATTTTACCACTTTGTGGGTCATTCAGCGGAATGTGGTTACCCTTCTCGTCTACCATGAACATCGAGCCAGTTTCTGTATCACGGTAGGTACCGGCATCAAGCTTTTCTATCTTGTTACCAGTGCCTTTTACTGCACTAGCCGGTACTGGGGCAATGCCAGCCTGTGACAAGGCCTCATCTAGGGCTGATCGGTCGCCAGTACTCTGTGCGGTAGCGATACCACGAGCAATAGCAGCTTGAGTAGCAACAGTCATCTGTTGTGTAGAGGCAGGGATGTCCTGTCCATTACCAAAGAGACGGGTTTGCTGCGCTCTAAGGTTGGTTTCATTAACCGTGTCGTTTATAAACTGGTCAGGTACCCACTCTTTAGAGGCGAATACGAACGTGCCCCACTCCGGCTGTTGTAACAAGGGGTGGATCTGTTCATTAAGAACCTCCAACGCATCCTTAACTTCACTCGGAATGGAAGGATTAGTCATTATTGGCGTAGCGTATAGGTCAGCCCCACCCGCAGCAGCTTGGTATCGCTGCGTCTGAGCGTCAGGAACCGAGCGAGTAGCGTCAGTAAGGGTGAATTTACCCTTACTTTGGTCATATACCAGGTTAGCATTAGTACCAGCAATACCTTGAGCGATAGAGCGCTTGCTGTCTTCTAGGTTAGCAAGCGTAGCACGCTGCGCTTTCAGCTTAGTGTCTTCACTAGCTGTTACGAAGCTCCCCCTAACGTGAGCTAGAGTGCCTAGCATGGCATTAGGCATGTCCAAGGCTGCTGCTGCCGCTGCTATCCTGGCACACGTTACTGGGTCTTGCGAGTCTATACACTGATCTGCAAGCCCTCGAACTACAACCTCGGCATCCTTGGAGTTTACTGTTCCAGTCTTTACCGCCTCAGCTATATTACCAGCAAGAGCTTCGCGTATGGCTTTAGACGCAGCAGGCATATCATTTATTACACCGGCAAGGTACGCATACTTAGGGTTACTAGCCGCCAACTCTTTGGCTGCTTTAGGGTTACCATGTATTAGCTGCATCATGTTTAGGTAAGCATCTACCGCACTACGACCACCAGCAAAGTTGATTGCATACAGGTCGGGAGCTGCATTGATACCAGCCATCTGTGCTACAGCAACTACTGAGTCTCGTCGGTCTTTGATGACTTTAACGAGATCGTTGTTGTTGGCAATATCAGTGTACGTCTTTACCTGTGCATCAATGGCTTTATCCATAGCGTCATAAGCTG